CTCAGGCGCAAGAGGTTGGATTGACGCAGTATTTGCAGGATAGCGCCTATTCATACAGCCCAGCCGACTATACCATGCAATATGGGAGCGAGAGCAGCCCCGGCTATCGTGGCTTGATGTCCAGTTCCCGTGCAAATGCCAGGAAAGCTGGACGCGCTATCTCTGGAGCGAATGCAGATAAAATCCAGGGGCATATTGATGCTGTTCACGACATGGCGAATAAAGCCATGGACGCGATGAAGGCGCACACGAAAGCCCTGCACGCTGCGGCTGACGATCTTGGCTCAATGGTCAAGAAGCCTGAAGATGCCGCCCCACCCAAAGACGACGCGCAGGATACAGCAGAAAAGCCTCAACCCCCCGAAGAGAAGCCGAAACCGAAAGCCGCCTCGCTGGATCTAGCACGCGGCGCAACTCCACCCCCAGATGCATCTACGGTGGATGAGCAAGAATTGGAGGCCATGCTTCGACGGTTACGCACACTCCGAGAACCTGCACCAAACACGACTATTGTTGCTTAGACATTTCGACATGAGGAAGAAATGCCAACATTAACTGATATTGAAAATGAGATCAAATCGCTTGCTCATGGACTCAGTGAGCGGGTGGACACCATCGACCGAGAGCAGAAGGCACTCGGTGAGGCACTGACCTCCAAGACGGCTCAGATGCCCGCTGAGTATAAGTCGTCTTTCGAGAAGATGAACGCCGAAATCAACAGACTCACTGACCAAATCACCGAAATGCGCACCGAGGCCAAGCGCCCACCGCTAGCCGATCTAGCGCAAAAGGACCATCCGGGGCGCAAGGCATTCTTGAGGGCGATTCAGTGTAAAGGTGATCTCTCTCTGCTCTCCCCTGAAGAGAAATCCTACATCGTTCCTGAGCATATGCCAGCAGAGCGCAAAGCACTGTACGCTGGAGATGCGACCACGGGCGGATTCTTCGCCAGTACTGACTTCATGGCAGAGTTGCAAGCCTATAGCCTGCTTGTTTCGCCAATGCGTAGTATCTGCCGAGTCCAGCAGACCAGCGGCGAAAAAGTCCAGATGCCAAGCTTGGCGAATGATGCAAGCGCATACTGGGCAACTGAGCAGTCGAGCTTCACCGACTCTACCGACCCCACCGTAAGCATGATCAACATCCCTGTCCACGAAATCAGAGGGCTCCTCAAGATCAGCGAGCAGAACCTAGAAGATAGCCTGTTCGACCTGCCTGGGTTCATCAAGCAGCGATTGGGGATGAAATTTGCTCAGACAGAAGGAACGGCGTTTATCGCTGGGACTGGCACTGGCCGTCCCCGTGGCCTTTTCTCGTACACCATCAAAGCATCGAGCAGCTACACAGGTGGATCTGCGGGCAAGAATAACGTGACCGATGCTATCGCTTATGTGCCAAGTACCGTCGCGGCTAACATCACCGCTGACTCTGTGCTCAACGTAGCGATGGATCTCAAAGAGGTCTATGACAAGGCCAGTACCTACATCTTTACACGCGCCACGCTCAACACCATTCGCCTCTTCAAAGATAGCATGAACCGCCCGCTCTGGCAGCCATTCGGTAGCTATACCCTTCCCGGCACGATCTATAACCGCCCATACCGAGAAATGCCAGATATGGATGAGATCGGGGCAAACAAATATCCCATTGCTATCGGAGACTTCTCTCACTACATGATTGTGGACCGGATCACCCTCAACCTGCGCCAACTCAACGAACTGTATGCAGCGGCTGGTCTGGTTGCTTTCATTGCTCGCAAGCGGGTCGGGGGAGACGTTCTCCAGCCGGAAGCCTTCAGATTCTTGAAATGTGCGACTTCATAGGTTGGTTGCTTAGTGTGAACGCAGAGCAATCTGCTGGAGATAAATACTCATGCGAGATATTGTAACCAAAGAAACAGGGACGTTTTTCTGCGGATTAACTGCCCTCCCTGTCATCAAAACGACTCAGACCGCTACAGGGGTTGATCTCTCTACCTACAATGGCGCGACGGTGTACATTTTGGCGAACACTTGGACAGATGGCACACTCACGCCGGTTATCGAGGAGAGCGATTCGCTTTCTACCGGCTATACCACCGTTGCGAATGCTGATCTGGTGGCATGGTCTGCAACAAGCGCCACTGACTATACCCCTGTCAAGGTTGGCGGTGCCCAGGTAACTGCTATCAGTAGCGCTGCAACGGCCATCAACTGGCGTGTCGGGTACATCGGTGGCAAGCGCTACCTTCGCGTGACCACTACCGTCACTGGCTCCCCAAGTACGGGTTGTGGCTTTGACGTGATTATTCAGGCTGGCGAGCCGCGTGTCATGCCAGCGCTGGTATAAGGAGGAAACATGGCAACCCCAACAGTTCCGGTTACCCCTGCAAACCAGGCAGCTCCAATCGACGGTCAAAGGGCAACCTATAGTGCCGCAAAAGTCGGTCTTGTCCCTGGCTCAAGTGCCACTGACATCTTTACCATCACCGGATCTGCAAGTAAGACGATCCGCGTGACGCGCATTGAAATTGTCGGCACTACGACCAGCGCAACCGCTGCCGCTTTGGATGTCCTGCTGCTGAAGAGATCCACTGCAAACACAGGCGGTACGTCTACAGGCAGCCCTACAGCGGTCCCACACGATAGCCTGAGTGCTGCGGCTTCTGCAACGGTCTTGTCTTATACCGCTGTGCCAACCACCGGCACGCTAGTCGGTACTGCAATCCGCAACCAGAAGCTTATGCTGACGCTTGCTACCTACACGGCAACCGACTTCCCTCCAGTGGCCCCGGTCATCTGGGATTTCGGGAGTCGCCCAGCACAAGCAATTGTGCTGCGTGGTATCGCGGAGGTGTTGGCAATTAACCTCAACACCACCACGCCTACCGCTACTGCAAGTTTTGATATTGCGATTGAATGGACCGAATCAGACGCCTGATAGTCCTGCTGCTTTGAATGGAGAGAGATCGTGCGCATGTACCTATCTACAAGTGAATTTTCGGAGACACCTGCGGGGTTGGGCATGTCTACGACTCTCTCCTCTCTTGCTTCTGGTGTTTTGGATAAATTACTAGCTCGTGCCAGCGCTCGCGTCGATGCCTTTACCAACCGGCGTATCCAGGCACCAGGGAGCACGACACTCTCGACAGGAGCATCAGCAGGAGATAGCAGTATCAGTGTTGCCTCGACTTTAAATCTCGACAATAATTCTGAGCAAGCGGCCGTTATTGGAACAGGAAGCACACAGGAGACGGTAGTGATCTCCCCTGGTGGGGTATCAGTTTCTAGTTACACTAGCCCCTATCCTGGCACTATCGCACTTGCTACAGGACTGCAATACGCACATAGCAGTGGGGCAAGCGTGCAGTATTGCTATCAAGAAGTGGATGTGGCAAGGGCGGTATCGAGCAATGACAGCTCATTAGCTCTTGATGAACTGTTTCCCTATATCGGCATGTATCCGCCGCGTGTCTGTTTCATGCGGAACTACCCGATTATCAGCGTGATCGAGGTTGAACAGGCAAACATGCTGACCAATGCGTATAGCGCGGTGGATACCAGTCAAATCTTTATCAATCAGCGCGAAGGGTGGTATCGGTTCCTCGTGTGGCCGACGATTATTCCAATGGAATTGCTCAGGACAACCTATGCAGGCGGGTTCGTCAACATACCGGACGATATAAAAATGGCTGTTTCCTACTATTTGGCTGAAGAGGTGCAGCAGTACAGTAATCCGTTTGGCTTAATCGAACTGCAAGAGGGAAAGACTCGCCGCAGGTGGGGAACTCTGACGGGAAAATCACAACTGAGCCAGCAGGCTGAAGAAATACTCTGCACATACAGGGTGGCGATATAAATGGGCAAAGAGTACAGCTTCTCCGTCAAGCGAGGTGGTACAACGGTCTCAGGGCTGACGGTACGCGCTCGGCTCGATGATATCAGTCTTATGGTGATTGCAGGCAGCGGGGGAGCGATCCCCCATGACTCCTATACGCTGATCTCGCTTGGCGGCGTTCCTGACGTGAGAAGAGGTGATTTGCTCATTGACGCAAGTACCGCTGACTCCAATACAGCGAGCGGCTATGCTGAGTACCGGGTGAGTGGCAAGCCTGAACCGTTTGATACTGACCACTTAGAGGTCATGATAGTTCGGGTAGTTGGAAAGACACCTTGATGTTAAATCAGACGCTTACCGTCAATCCATTCATGCAAGAGTTTGTCTCCCTTGCTCAGATTACAAGGAGGACAGGCAATGACAAGATTGCTCGGATCGTTAGTTCCCCCACGGCTCAGGGGAACGATATGGTCAACGTGATATGCTCCTTTGCCCTTCCCCAACTTGACAGAGCAATAATAGCATCTGCCTTTCTGAAGATTATATTGTCTTTGAATGTCATGGTGATTATGAGTACCAGCGGCTTGTTTAGCCAAGGCTTTTCGATTGCGATTTCTTGCATTACGTTTTTGACGGTGGTATGGGTCTCTCCATCGGGACGCAAGAAGGCTCGCACGATGAGTTTGACGATAGCGCCTGCGGCTTGCCTTACATTCATCCA